CATACCATGGGGTAACGATTATCTTGCGGAAAATTATAGAAAGAAATCAAAACTAATTTAGTATTCGAATATCTGCCATCATTTTCAATCTTGAAATTACCATACCAATCTTCTTTAACTTCTATGAATGCTTGAATTTTCATCATAATATCCTTCAAATATCAACAAATCCAAATTCCTCCAGTGAAATAAACTCTGTTCCCTTATGAATAAATCTACGGGGAAGATGCCAATGTCCATGCACCCACATTTTAGGTTTATTTACTACTAGAATTTCCTCCAGAGCATGTCGTGTTCTACTATTCCAATCAGAAAAATTAACATAACCATTCTGAATTAGACTACATGCTGATTCTGGGCAATCATGAGTTACAATAATATCATAGCTCTTATTACGTTTAACTACACCATCAATAATATCATACAATTCGCTAATGGATAGTTCTTCATTACGCCACCAAGAAACCCCTTCCTTACGGAGTTGCCAGTCAATGGAAAATGCTCCACCGACAAATAGAATTTCCTTACCTTCAATAGTAAGAGACGATCCATCTGGAATATATTCCAGATTACTATCTGTATATTCTCGGCACTTCTCGGGATTGTCATGATTACCGCGAATGAAATAATTATTACCATTTAGTGTCTTAAGTTTTTCATAATCAATCTTAAATCCAATTCCAAAATCACCAACCTGAATGGTGGTGTTCTGGCCACGAGAAAGTGCATTCTCTACAATCGCATTATAGTTACTGACATTTCCATGAATGTCCCCAATAAATCTCATATGTTTATCCTATCTTAATTTCTATAAATACATAAAATATGTTGATTATTCATCATAATTGAGTTATAATTCGGAGAATTAAACATGATACACAATATAAACCAACCTACAAACTTAAATCTTCTGCATTCCACAGGATTTAAGTTTTTCGTTAAAAAGCTACCAACCACTAATTTCTTTACGGAAAGTATCAACATTCCTGGTAAGAAGATAACGGTATTAACACAACCCACGCCTAATTACAACATTCCATTGTGGGGAAATAAACTAATCTACGGCGATCTTACTGTAACATTCAAACTTGATGAGGATATGAAAAATTATTTCGAAATATCAGAATGGTTAGATGGAATAGGTAAACCAGAATCTATTAGAGAAAGACAATTATTAAATTTGAAAGACCAGATTAATGAGGGAATATTAAGTGATTGTATCATTAACATTCCAACAAATACTAAAAATCCAAATTTAGTTATAACCGTAAAGGATGCCTTTCCTACAAGTATTTCTGATTTAGTTTTTTCATCCTCTCAAACAAGTGAAGAACATTTAATCGCTACAGCCACGTTCAAATTTGCCAGTATAAAAATGGAGAGAATATTTAATGAAAGTTAATGATATTATTACATTATGGGAAGAAGATTCAGTAATAAGGGCAGATAATATTGGTAATTCAAGTCTCGTTACTCTCGAATTACATAGTAAATATTTAAAGATATATCTTGGAGAAGTGGCCTATCTAAAAAAATATAAGTCTGAATATAAGAAATTATACAAACTTAAGTGGGCATATTATCTAGGTTATATGGATAAGGAGGAGTTGCAAAAACTCAATTGGGAACCTTTCCAATATAAAATTCTCAAACAAGATATATCTATCTACTTAGAGGGTGACGAGGAACTATCTGAATCCTTATTAAAATATGAATTACAACAAGATAAGGTCAATATCCTAGACCAAATCATCAAATCTATCAATAGCAGAAATTTCACTATCAAAAATCATATTGACTGGAAGAAATTTGAAAATGGAGTAAACTGATGACCCAAATTATAGTCGATTACCTGGATGAAGTCTACATCAAAGTCCGTTCTGAACGGCATGTCGAACAAGAATTGTCGGAATTATTCTCATTCGAAATTGCAGCTAGTAAATATATGGCAAGAAAGAACCCCAGATTTAAGAATTGGGATGGTAAAATCTATTTATATTCACTAAAACAAAAGAAGGTTTATTATGGATTACTTGATAAAATTGAAGCATATGCCAAAGACAACAATTATGAATTTATTAATAATATTCCTAATGATAAAAATATCTATGATGATTATTATATTAACGAATATGTGAATTCTCTAAATTTGCCATTTGAGCCAAGAGACTATCAGATATCAGGATTTAAGGATTGTATCAATAGTAATAGAAGATTGATTGTAAGTCCAACAGGATCGGGTAAATCACTATCCATATACATGTTATCTAAATTTTATATGTCCGAAAATAAAATTCTAATCATTGTTCCTACCACAAATCTGGTTGAACAATTAGAGGGTGATTTTAGAGATTATGGATATATTGGAAATATGCAAAAAATATATTCGGGTAAGACCAAGGATATCACAAGTAATGTCGTTGTATCCACATGGCAGTCACTATTAAATATGACCAAGGAATGGTTTGAACAGTTTGGGGTGGTTATCTTTGATGAGGCACACACCTGCAAATCTAAGTCCCTAACCGCCATACTTTGCGCTATGGACCGTTGCAAGTATCGCTTTGGGTTTACTGGCACCCTACAATCTGATGAGGTTAACATATTAATATTGGAGGGTTTATTCAATACATATAATAAAGTGGTATCCGCCAGTGAACTGATGGAACGAGAAGAATTAGCGAAACTGGATATTAGTATTATAGTATTGGGTTATGATAATGATACATGTAAGAAATGCGTTGAATATGATTATCCCCAGGAAATTGATTTTTTAATATCCAATCCTAAACGTAATAAATTCATCTATAATTTAACTAAAAGTCTTGAGGGTAACACTCTTATTTTATTTCAGAGAGTGGAGGGCCATGGTCGAATTTTATATGATATGATGAAGGATAAATTCGAAAATGTTATCTTTCTCCATGGAAAAATTTCCGGCGAGGAGAGACAAAAAATCATTAAAAAAATTGACAAATTAGAAAATTCTGTTATAATTGCATCATACGGAGTTTTAAAATTAGGTGTGAATATTCCCAACCTAAACAATGCAATTTTTGCAAGTCCATATAAATCAAATATAACTGTCCTTCAATCCATAGGTAGAATTTTAAGAATATCATCTAAAAAGAAAAAAGCAAAATTATATGATATCGCTGATAATTTATCCTACAAAAAGAGACAAAAATTTACATTCCAGCATCTAATCGAGAGGATAAAAATATATAATGACGAGAACTACAAATACCAAATACATGAATACCAAATCAAGTGATGTAGAAGAAGATAAGGTAGAAATGCCAGCAGTCCCCATGATACTTAAATTAGTTAGTGGGGAGGAATTAATTGTATCCAGTCTTATGCGTGACCAAGTAACAAACGATTTTCTAATTACAAATCCATATGTTGTTCTTAGACAAGTTATTCAAAATACACCACACCTATATCTATCAAAATGGATTTCATATGCAGGTTCAGAAATTTTTATGCTTTCTCGTAATGCAGTGATGACCATCAACATACCAAATTTAGAAATATTGACCCATTATAATACATGTATAGAAGAGGAATTCATGGATGAACATAATCCAGCCGTCACCACCAGTCAAATCTCCTTTGCCAAACACTAGCAATCACTATGTCAATAACAAGGAATTATATGCTGCCTTTGTAGAATATAAAAAGAAATACAATCATGCAATAGAAAATAATTTAACACTACCAAAAATTCCTAATTATATTGGTGAATGTATTCTAAAAATTGCCACTGGATTATCTACAAAATTTAACTTTGCTCTTTATCCATATAAAGAAGAAATGATTTCAGATGGAATTGAAAATTGTCTTGATGGTAATACTAAAATATTAACCCTCGAATATGGACCAATAGAAATTTCAAAAATTGTTGGACAAGAAGTAACCATTAAATGTGGTGATGGCGTTTGGAGAAAATCTGTAGCCAAAAATTTTGGAATACAAAAAGTCTATAGGTATTGGTTTGGTAGACATAATCAACATGTAGATAAGTTAAAGTTATTTGTTGACGCAACAGAAAATCATCGATGGTATGTTTCGTCTAGATTAGGAAAAGGAAATATCAGAGAACGTATAAATGGATGCGTTACAGATTTACGAATTGGTGATGACCTAATGAAAACCCCATATATTGAAGGTATTGATGATTGGTCAGTCATTCACGGTATCATTTTTGGTGATGGTTCCGGGCATAAAAAATATCAAAATAATGATATTTTACTAACAGATCAAGGAAATAGATATTGCACCTTGCGCGTATGTAAACAAGATAAAGTAAAGGATGAAATTTGTGCAAGAATAGAAAAATATGGATATAAACCTACATATCCACCACACGCGAAAGGTGATCCAATATATCATCTGGGAAAAGAGAATTTTATAAAAGATGTTCCTTACACTATTGATCCATCTTATATAAGAGGATTTATATATGGATGGTGGTTAGCTGATGGTTCTAAAACTGTGAAAAATGAAAAAATATGGCAAATATCAACAGTTAATAAAGAAGCTGTAGATTGGATTTTAAACTATGCCGCATATGGAGGATACGTTTTAGCCAATATCAGAAAAATAGTTTATCCAGAAAATGAAGGAAAACATACACATCATAGATTTAAAAAAATAAATGGTGATAAATCTAGCGATCTTTATATTATAACATTATATGATAATGAAGACTATTCGGCCTAATTTAAAAAGATTGAATATATTGGAGAAAGAGATGTTTATTGCTTTGAAGAACCGGTAACAAATTCTTTTGTTTTAGCAAATGGCTTATTGACTGGTAATTGTTTCATGTATATTAATAATTTTGACCCAAATAAGTATAACAATCCATTTGCATATTTTACACAAATTATTATGTTTGCATTCATTCGCAGAATACAGAAGGAAAAAAAGCAGTTATACATAAAACATAAAATAACTGAACAGCAAATTTATTCTAATCTGAGGGCTGAAATCCCATCTGAGTTAGTGGATGATACATTCGTTACCAATTATGAGGACATGCTAACGGAAAAGCGGAATAAAGCCAAGGAGAGAATTAAAAAAACTAATCCTCCTAATAAAAGTGTTGACACTGGTTCTGGGGATTGATATAATAAACTGTGGTTTCAGATAAACAATAATAACTACTGATAATTATAGGAAACGTTACAATGAAATTAGATGAAGAAAAAACAAATAGAATACCTCCAATTGTGGCACAGTATGTGTCAAATTGTTTTGACCCTAATATATCTGCACATGTAAGACAGAATTATAGGGATATCCTAGATTCAATTAAAGAATTGTGCAGCGATGCTGTCAAGGAATTTGATAAGAAGAATCTATACAGTAAAACATTCAGGAAATAATATGACTAAAATTGCTATATTAGGGGATTTACATTGGGGTGCTAGATCGGATAGCCTCCAAATAATTGAATACTTCAATAAATTCTTTTCTGATGTTTTCTTTCCCGAATTAGATAGGAGAGGAATCAAAAGAATAATTCAATGTGGTGACCTAGTTGATAGAAGAAAATTCATTAATATAAACACTGCCCACGAATTACATAAGAATTTTACTGTTCCCATTGAGGAAAGGAATATTCAGTTAGATATTGTCATCGGAAATCATGACACATTCTATAAGGGAACAAATTCTGTAAATTCTCTCAATATACTTTATAGAAATTTACCAGAGAATTCCAATATTAAATATTATGCAAATCCTACAGAGGTAGATATAGATGGAACAAAATTTCTATATCTACCATGGATTTGTGATGATAATCATGATGTATCACTCAATATGATTAAGAATAGTAAAGCCAAGTATTTAATTGGTCATCTTGAATTATCTGGATTTGAAATGTATAGAGGCCACGTTGCAGATGAAGGCATGTCTAGAAAATTATTCGAACATTTTGTATCTGTCTTTACTGGACACTATCACACACGATCTAATACAGAAAACATTCACTATATTGGAACCCCATACGAGATTGTATGGTCGGATTATAATGATCCGCGAGGATTTGGAATATTAGATACAGATACAGGTGAATATGAATTCATTAGAAATCCGCATTGTCTATTTCATAGAATACTGTATGATGAAAATGATATTGACGTAAAAACTTTTCCATACTCAAAATATAAAAATACATATGTCAAGGTTATGATAGTCAATGGTAAGAAGCAATGGCTCATTGATGAATTCTTGAGTAATTTTAATAAAATAGAAACCATTGATTTACAGGTGATTGATGAAAGTATTATACTCAATACAGATGTGGAGATTGATCTTGAGGAAATTGAAGATACGTATAGCATTCTTAATAGTTATGTGGATAAAATCGAAATTCCTGAAAAGCCGAAGGTAATTAAAGAACTATTAGATTTATATTTTGAAGCAATGCAAATGAATAAGGAATAATATGCATATAGTTTTTGATAAAATTCGATTTAAAAATTTCTTATCAACAGGTAATACATTTACAGAAATAAATCTATCCAAAAATAAACATACTCTTATTGTTGGTAAAAATGGTCACGGTAAAAGTTTATTGATTGAGGCAATTTGCTTTGCTCTATTCAATAAACCATACCGTAACATCAACAAACCACAGTTAGTAAATTCTGTTAATGGTAAGAATATGATTGTAGAATTATATTTTTCCATTGGTTCTGATAAATATATTATCAAACGTGGCATGAAACCTGTAGTATTCCAGATTATAAAAAATGGTGATATTATTAATCAGGAGGCTGATAGTAGAGATTATCAGGAATATCTTGAAGCCAATATCATTAAATTAAGACACAAATCATTCACTCAAACCTCTATCATGGGAACAGCCTCATTTGTTCCATTTATGCAATTATCAGCAAATAATAGAAGATTGTTTATGGAGGATTTATTAGATCAGCAGATATTCACCACAATGAATATTATTCATAAAGCAAAAATGGGCGATATCAAGGATGAGTTAGCAGAGTTAGATACTGATATAAAAATTATTGAGGAAAAAATTGCTTTACATGAGAGTTTCATTGTCAAGATGAATAATGACAAGAAACAACAAATTGATGAAATCCTATTAAAGATTTCAGAGTTAGAAAATGATAACCAAAAACATGAATCTGAGTTAGCCAAAGTTAGAAATGATATATCTGAGTTAATGAAAAAAACTCTCGATAAAGATAAAATATCATCAATGTTACATGAGATACATAATCATTCTGGAAAATTATCAAATAATAAAAGTCGTATTAATGACGAATTAAAATTTTTCGAGAATAATGACGATTGCCCAACATGTAAGCAGGCTATAACGAATGAATTTAAGTTATTAAGTATTTCTAATAATAAAACTAAACTTGAAAAACTTGAGGATAATGAAAAACTATTACAGAAGTCTCTAAAAAAGAATAATGAAAAAATGGAGAAAATCAATAGTATTCTTCTTAAAATAGATTTTCTCATGAAACAAGAGAATGGAATTCAATCATTAATTAAATTTAATAACCGTGATATAATTTCTCATAATAAAAAAATTGCTGATATAAATTCTGAAACAAATATATCATTTTCAGAGGGTGAAATACATCAGTTACATGAGGAATTTAATACTAAGACCAATAAAAGAGATGAATTAAATAATAGAAAAGGTAGAATGGAAAATATATCACTTCTACTAAAAGATACAGGAATAAAAGCCCAAATTGTTAAGAAATATATTCCCATAATCAATCAGACTGTGAATAAATTCCTCGAAGATATGAATTTTTTCATAAATTTCAATCTGGATGAACAGTTCAATGAGACCATTAAATCGCGCCATAGAGATATATTCAGTTATGAGTCATTTTCAGAGGGCGAAAAAATGAGATTAAATTTGGCATTGGTGTTTACATGGCGAGCCATTGCCAAGAAAAGAAGTTCAACAACAACCAATCTAATTTTCTTTGATGAAATCATGGATAGTTCATTAGATTATGATGGTGTTGACACGTTTTTCAAAATGGTGGATAGCCTTGGGACAGAAACAAATGTCTTTATTATTAGCCATAAATCTGATATGGTTGATAAATTCAGTAACATAATAAAAGTAGAAAAGGTTAAAAATTTCAGCAAATGGTCAGTATAGAAAAATTTACAAATTTCGGTGAGAAAAGTCTAGAAATTCAGAACAAACTATTTGAAGTATTACAGAATAAAGCTATTCCTGGGGTTTCTGCCCCGGAAATTGGAATTAATTATAAAGCCTTCTACATAAAAAATGTTCAAGGTGAAAAATGGATTCTTGCTTTTAATCCAAGAATAGTTTATAGTAGTGATCAATTGGTTGATGTGCATGAAACATGCTACAGCTACCCCGGTATAAAGGTGCGGATAAGACGCCCAGAATCAATCAGGGCGCGGTGGCAGACCGTAACAGGGGAAACCATCACCCAGCATCTAGACGGGGCTGTAGCACGATTATTTCAGCATGAAATGGTCCATATGCAAGATGATTCAAAGCCATTTTGGTTTGATGCAAATTATCTTAATAAAAATAAAGCAATAAGAGATTGGAAATCTCTATCACGAAAATTAGGGAGATATTAATGAATAATGAAACAATGAATAATGAAACAATGAATACCACTAATCCATTAGCAGATTATTATACGTCGATATCATCTAGTGGGGCTGTGATTAATCCATTAGCGGATTATTCGGCATTACCAAGAACTGGCCATTTTGTATTTCCAGATTATATGGTTCCTGATCAAATCATTCCAAAATATGATGACTATGTTGATTATAGAGATCACCTAGCAGATATTTCCAAGGATAAAGATACTAAAACGGAATCGGTAAATCATCCAGAGTATTATAGTCCAGGGACATATGAAGCCATTAATATTATTGAACATTATGGTCTAGGATTTAGCCTCGGTAATGCCATCAAGTATATTTTAAGAGCCGGTATAAAAGACCCATCTAAATATACCGAGGATTTAGAAAAAGCTATTTGGTATATTAATAGAGAAATTATTCGAAATGCCTAGAATGCGAAAAAGGTGGCCGGATGAAATATATCATTCCGATACCACCAAAAATAAAATTAAAAATACTATGAAAAAATATGTTGAGGAAGGTAGCCATAATTTAGTTAGAATGGCTACTTGTGAGGTTTGCGGCGTAACTATGCAAGAAAATATGCATCTTCGGTGGCATGGAACAAAATGTGATATGCTTAATTATATTTGGGATTATAAGTCACCAAAATTAAAAAAGAAACCTGAATGATTGTTACATTATATGTTAAAATCCATAATGTAACCGGACTAATGTATTTCGGCAAAACTATAAGAAAGGATGTTCTTAAATATAAGGGATCAGGAAAGTATTGGTTGCGGCATATTAAAATCCATGGATATGATGTAACCACCGAAATTATTGGAACTTTTGATGATATAAATTTATGTAAAGATTTTGCTATGAAATTTTCTATAGATAATGATATTGTGAATTCTAAAAAATGGGCAAATCTTATTTTAGAAAATGGTATTGATGGTGGAACACCAGGATATAAAATGAGTGACGAACAGAAAAAAATGATATCAGATTTTCATAAAGGAAGAATTTTTTCTGAAAGTTATAGGAAAAAATTATCAGATGCTAATAAAGGAAACACCCATTCTACAGAAACTAAAATAAAAATTTCTAAAGCAGGTAAGGGGCGTGTCCAATCCTATGAAACCAAGGAAAAAAGAAGATTAAAACTTATTGGACAAAAACGATCCGAAGAATTTAAACAAAATGTTTCTAAACATAAGAAAGGTGGAATTTTATCTGAAGAGCATAAAAGCAAGTTATCATCTGCACATAAAGGAAAAATTTTATCCCAAGAAACAAAGAATAAGATAAAAGAATATCAAAAAGGAAGACCTAAAATTAAAATTTGTAGAATTTTCGATAGAAAAGAAATGGCAGTTAATAATTTTAGGGCTTGGGAAAATAACCAAAATTAGCTAGAAAATAATTATTTTTCTTTAAATTTATTTGGAATAATAGCTAGAGGATCATATAAATCGAGAACCTTGATGGATATCGGTTATGTTCCCATAGGACATACTCTTTCCAACAGATAGGCAATAGCGGGTCAGAGTAGGCCAGAGACAGAAAAGGCACTAGAATAAACTATATGCATAAGATACATGAATAGTGCTGATAATATAAACATTATAAATCCGGTGATAATTTTTTCACCCTGTTCCTCGGGTTTCAGGTGATTTTCACTGGAATTAGTAAAACATATAATTCCAGCTAGAAAAAATATTGTTGCTGGAATACTAATAATAAATGTTAGAAAAAATGTCCATGCCATTATACACTATCCTTATGATATCTTCGGCACGTAAAATTACTATCCATTCATTTGTTCTCTATAAATAATATTTTCTAATTTTTCTATACGATCACGCATTTCATTGATTAGATGCTTTAAGTCTCTTTCATATGCATCGGCTACAGCCATCATTTCTCTTTTGGCGTCCTTAATGCCATCATAGAAATCGTCGTATCGCTCATCCTTATAGAGCCTTTCTACGTCATCCTGCAAGTCACGAATATTTCTTTCGTTTTCTATGAACCTTTGTCTAATTAATTCTTCTTTCATTAGTTTGCCTTCTTTATTATATTTGTTTCTGACATAATTTTAGCATATGCTTTAATTGGTGCGGT